TGGAAAAAAAGATTATATGAATGGTCCTGATGGTGTAACTAACAAACCTTGGTTTAAAAAATACGCAACGGAAAACGGATTAAACCCACCACATTCTAATGATACAGTATTAAAAGCAGTATTTGCAAATGCGGCAAGTGATAATCCAGACCAAAACGCATTGGATACAGTATTGAAAATTAGTGAAATGGTTCAAAATGTAAATCCAAACAATATAGAAAATTTTGCTAAAAAATATGGAATTACATCCCAACAATTAAGTAGTATTGCATCATCAACAGAACCTTTAAAAGAAACAGGTAGAAAACGTAGAGAGGTAATGGCAGTTGTTCACGCTAAAATTGTAAAAGGAATTCAAGAAGCAGATTCATCTGACCCTAATGTATATCCAAATAATCCAAATGGAGAAAACGGACCACACCAACAGGCATATGTAAATGACTTTTTAGGTAGAATGCACTTTACTGCTTATGTAAATGGTGAAAGAGATGGTGTTAGTTCTCATAATATTAATGGTCTAAATGTAGAACCATCTTATTATAGAGAGTGTTTATCCGATTTAACTGGGTTTAAAGGAGAAACCGAAACACCAGCTGGAAGAGAAGCATTATTAACTCATATGAGAAAGGGATTGAGAGTATCACCAGAAAATGATTCAATCATATTCCAAGATGGTAAAACAAAAGCTAAAATTGGAACTGAAACATATAGAACAAAGGGTAAAAGTAAAGGTGTATTAGGTTATTTGGGTCCTGATTTACAAAAATGTTTAAATAATAAGGTTCAAAACTAAGTAAAAAAGACGATTTGGTTTCTAATTTTATATTTATCCGTAAAGTTAATAAACCAATAATAGATGAATACACAGTTATTATGTCTTTTTACTACAAAAGAAGAACTAGATAAATCGTTAGAATTCGTTCTAAATCAATATACACTTACAAATCCGAATGTTTTCGTATTAGAAAGCAAAACAAATGAAGGGGAACTTTATATTACATTTAATGTAGAAAAAGGTTCTTCTGCAATTTCTTCTGCTTGGAAAACAATTTTAGTACATAGAAAAAAACAATCCAATACAATCTATACCATCAACGCACTTAATGAAGTTGTTAAATCCAAAACAGGTGGTATGTTGGATAATACTTATCAGTTGGAATGGGATGAATACAAAAACTGTATTATCACAACATCTCCAAATGGATACAAAAAAATTCCTACAAAAGTTTTTAAAGCAATTAATATAGATAATTTGGAAAAGTAAAATATTTTTCGTATATTTGTATTAATGACAAAAGAAAAATTCGCACCATTACAGATTTCGGAAGACAATCCAAACGAAGTATTCGAAAATCATAGAAAAGATATTGCAAAGGCAATAATTCTTGCAATAGAATATGCTCTAAAAACAAAAAGAAAGAAAATTGATTTTGCTGAAATTAGTGTTAAGGGTATTCTTATTATTGCACTTTCAATTAGAAGCAATGAGTTCGATGGTTTGTTAGATGATAATTTAAAAATACTGGAAGAGGAGGAAGAATATGAAATGTGTGCGTTAGCTTTAAAACTTAAAAACAAAATAGATAAACAAAATGAAAGAGTTACTCAAAAAGATTGAATTGTGGTTAGACATCCACATTGTGTATTTTCTGTATAATGGGAACAAAACGGAAAGGTATTATCAAATGTTAGAAAAAAAGTGGGGTATTAAAAAATAAGTTATGACAGAAACCAAATTAGAACAATCGGCAATCGCATATTGCGAAGAAGTGTATCCACAGACTTGTGATGAATTCAAAGTTATTTTAAACGAAATGTACGAAACATTTTGTAAAAAACAAAGAAACTACGGACCTGGTAACATTTCAGTAGGAACTCCTTTACAAACCAACGAAGATATTAAATTATCTTTAACAGGATTATGGTTTAGACAGAACGATAAAATCAACAGATTAAAACAATTAGTAGTATTAGGACAGCCAGATGAGGTTGGTGAATCTATTGCAGATACCTATGAAGACCTTGCCGTATATTCCGTAATTGCTCAATTAGTGCAAAGAGGAAAATGGGCAAAATAAAGGTTTTTTATTGGGCAAAAAAAAGCTTGGAAATGTAACAAATATTTCGTATCTTTGTTACAATAAAAGCAAAAAGGTTATATTTAGATATAGGTAATCGCGATATAACCTTAAAACTTAAAACAATTTATTAACACTTAAAACTTAAAAAAGCAATGGATATTTCATTAGCATTAAAGAGATTTAGCTCTCTTCAAACAAACACAAAGAAATCGGATTCAATTTGGAAACCGGCAAACGGAAAATCTCAAATCCGTTTAGTACCATACAAATTCAATAAGGATAATCCTTTTATTGAATTGTATTTTCACTACAACATTAACAACAAAACTTATTTATCTCCAATTTCATTTGGTAGACCTGACCCTATCGTAGAGTTTGCTGAAAAGTTAAAACGCACAGGTGATACAGATGATTGGAAAGCAGGTAAGAAGATGGAGCCAAAATTAAGAACTTTTGCACCAGTTATCGTAAGAGGTAAGGAAAGTGAAGGAGTTAAGTTTTGGGGATTTGGAAAAACTGTATATCAAGATATTTTAGGATATATAGCAGACCCTGATTACGGTGATATTACAGACCCACACACAGGACGTGATATTGTATTAGAAGTAGTATCTGCGGAAGAATCAAATGCAGCATACCCAACAACTACAATTCGTGTTAAACCTGCGGTATCTAAAATATTACCAGATGCAGAAGCAGTAACTGAATTATTGAACGCACAAAAAGATATTACAGAATTATATTCTGAATTATCTTACGCAGAATTAAAGGCAGTATTAGAAAATTGGTTAAATCCAACTGCAGGAGCAAATGGTGATAGTGATGAGGTTGTTGCTGAATTAGAAGCACCAAAACCGAAACCAACAGTATCACATGATTTAGGTGGAGTAACGGAATCAAAACCAGTAGTAGATAAACTACCTTGGGATGATGAACTTCCTATTACACCTGCACCAAAAGCAGCAGTAACAACAAAAGATGATGTTACTTCAGCATTTGACGATTTATTTAACAACTAAAATTAGTTACAAATGGCAAAAAGAGAAGATGATTTAGCAAGTTTACTTGCCGATTCTCTAAACAAACAAAATAAGGATGGGAAGATTGCCTATTTCTTAGACGATGATAGTTCGGATGCACCGACAAACGTCAAAGATTGGTTATCTACGGGAAATGCAATGTTAGATGTTGCAATCTCAAACAGACCTTATGGTGGATTGCCAGTTGGTAGAATAACAGAAATAACGGGTTTAGAGCAGAGTGGAAAATCTCTGCTCTCTGCCCATTTATTAGCTGAAACACAACGTAAAGGTGGTGTTGCAGTTCTGATTGATACCGAAACCGCAGTTAGTAGAGAATTTTTAGAAGCAATTGGAGTGGATATTTCCAAACTCCTTTATGTTTCAGTAGATACCGTTGAAGGTATTTTTGAAGCTTGTGAAACAATTATTGAGCAAGTTCGTAAGGGTGATAAGGATAGATTAGTTACAATCGTAGTGGATTCAGTAGCAGCAGCATCTTCAAAGAAAGAGATGGAAGCTGATTATGATAAAGACGGTTACGCAACTGATAAGGCAATCATCATTTCAAAAGCAATGAGAAAGATTACCAATATGATTGGTAGACAATCTATTGCATTAGTATTCACAAACCAATTAAGACAGAAGATGAACGCAATGTTTGGAGACCCGTGGACAACATCGGGTGGTAAAGCATTGGCATTCCACGCATCTGTTAGATTGAGATTGAAGAATATGGGACAACTTAAAGCCGGAGATAGAATCGTAGGTATTAAAGTTAGAACACAAGTTATCAAAAACAGAATGGGACCTCCTTTGAGACACGCAGACTTTGATATTTTCTTTGATAGAGGTATTGATAACTACGGTGGTTGGATTTCAGTAATGAAAGATGCTAAACTTGTTAAGCAAGGTGGTGCATGGTACACATATACTGATATTGAATCAGGAGAGGAAATCAAATTCCAAGCAAAAGACTTCGTATCTATTTTACAAGATGAGGATTTAAAAGACCAAATCTATCGTAGAATCTGCGAAGCAACTATTTTACAATATAAAACATCAGCATCAGAGGAAGTTGAAATTACAACGGATGGAGCAAATGAGTCAGATTAATAAAAGGTATTTAGATATACTAAAACAAATAGATAAGGAACATAATGAATTTGGTGATTTACATCGTAACTCCAAAACATTAATTATTGATGGTCTTAATACCTTCATTCGTTCTTGGTCAACTGCACCTAATCTTAATGATAATGGTGACCATATTGGAGGCATAGTCGGTACTTTAAAAAGTATCGGCTACGCAATCCGTACAATCAATCCTACCCGATGTATCATCGTATTTGATGGTAAAGGTGGTAACAAAAGCAGACAAGACATTTATTCTGGTTATAAAGCAGATAGAGGCAAGAACAAAATCAAAATGAGATTGAATCGTGCAGCATCTGTTGAAATGAATCCTGAAGAGGAGAGTGCATCTATGAAACGTCAAATGTTCGGATTAGGTGAATTACTTTCTTCTTTGCCAGTTTCTATTATGATTTATGATGGAATTGAAGCTGACGATGTTATTGCTTATATCACTACTCAATTAAAGAAAGAAGATGAAAAGGTTGTGATAATGAGTTCCGATAAAGATTTCTTACAATTGGTAAATAAAGATGTGAGTGTTTATTCACCATCTAAAAAGAAAATCTACAATATACCAGAAGTGGTAGAAGAATTTGGAATCCATCCACACAACTTTGTCAATTTCAGAATGATTGATGGTGATAAATCAGATAATTTAGATGGTTTACCTGGATTGGGATTAAAAACAATCATAAAAAATTTTCCAATATTAGCAGAAGAAGAAGTACAAACTACTGAATCTTTATTAGAATTTATCAAAGAGCAACCAAAGAAAACAAAAGCTTACGATTTATTTGAAAATAACTTGGAAATATTAAAAAGAAATCGTAAATTGATGCAATTATCCGAACCAGAATTTAGTGGTAATATCCGTATGAAAATTATAGATAGATACAACGAAAATACTGTTAAGTTTGATAAACAAGGTTTCTTAAAATTGGGATTAAAGCATAAAGTATTAGATGCATTCCCTAACGTAACCGATTGGTTACAAAGTACATTTTTACACATTTCAAAATTTTAAAACAAATGGCAGACAGATTAGCAAAACCGTTAGGAGATAGAGTTCTTCTAACCGAATTGGAACCAGAGGTTTCACAGACAGCAGGTGGTATTATTATTCCAGATTCAGTAAAACAGGAAGATGTAAAAAGAGCAAAAGTAGAATCAGTAGGACCTGGTATTTACACACAAGCGGGAACATTAATTCCAATGAATTTAGAAGTAGGTGATGAAGTAATCATTCCACCATACCATCAAGGATTGGAGATTAAAGTGGGTGGTAATAAATACATCTTATTAAGAGAATCAGAAATTTTAATGGTAGTTAAATAATTTAAATTAAACACGGAACAGATGAAGTGTATCAAAAGTAAAGAAGGAGAAATCCGTAGAGTAAAAGAAGAGGAAGCAGATTTAAAAGTATTACAATATGGTTGGGTGTTCGTTCCTAAATCAGAATGGAAAGCACTTCGTAAACCGACTAAGTCCGACGTGGCTAACGACCAAGCTACCGACGTAGCTGAATTATCGATTGAGGAGAAGAGATTAGCAAGAAAGAAAAAAAATAAATAATGGAAGCAGTAGATACATTGGTAAAGTATGGACAATCGTATCAATCTAA